ATACCTAAATTTATTCTTTTTTGAAAACAATTTTCTTTTACTTACTACTTTGTACTTGTTTTTAGATTTTTTATCTTTTGATTTTTCACTATCTATATTAGTTTCTTCAACAACATCTGTTTTGTTGTTAACATCTGTAGGGACACTATAATCAATAACTTCTTCTTCAATTGGATCGAAAAGACCATCTGAGTCATCGTTTTCAGTAGGAAGTAAAGAAGTGTCTTCAACAGGATTATTTATGTTATCATTGTTGAAATTATCGTTTTCAGTAGTATTTTCGTTATTTTTTTCTTTATTTTTCTTTTTTTTCTTTTTTTGTTTAGGGTTTATAATACCTTTAGACAAACCACCAACAGCAGTTCTAGCCATCATTTTAGTAGCATCGTCAAAGTCAATTTCAGGAGCTCTTGTTCCTCCACCAGTTCTAGTGTATTTGTTTACACCTTTGTAGTTTTCTATTAAAGCTTGATTGATCTGCAAAGGACTAGGTGTTTTTGGTTTTTTATGACCCCAACCTTTTTTCTTTAATTTTAAATGCTCTGCGTTAGTGTCAGCCATCTCTGACTTACCATCACCATACATCATGTGTTTTTCAAATTTCTTTGCCATAGTTATATTGTTTTATTGAGGTCCTTGAAAAAATGTTTGAGCTTTTGATCCAAATGCTCCAGCTTGACCAGCACCTATACCTGCACTGGCTAAATCACCAACACCACTTGCAATTTGTTGACCTGCTCTTTGTCTAGCTTCGTCTGATTCTTTTGATCTTTGCATTGACATACCAAACAAAGTTTCTGCTTTGTCTTTTTTTAAACCTCTAGAATACACCTCACCTCGTCTTTCTAGTCCTTGAATTCTACCAGCTTCTTTTTGTTTTGATTTTTCATTTTGCGATTCTTGCATACCTATACTGGAAGAAGCACCTCTTGCTTGATTAGCTCCAGCGTTTACCATAGCTTGTATATTACCAGCATTAAAATTACCACCTTGCTGCATACTACCTAACATATTAGATTGCTGCTGTTGTGCCATGTCTTTTTCAAAGTTAGCTTGCTGAGTGTTTACCGTAAGATCTTCCATAGTGTTCTCCATGTTTGAATAAGGATTACTAGTGTCTAAGCTTTCGTAAGCATCTCTTCTTTGCTGAAGCTCTGCATTTGCACTTTTTTGCTCTTGTATTCTTTTTTTACGACCAGCTAACGCCATGCCTATTTTTGTTGCTCCAGATACAGCAGCTATTCCTACTAGTAAAAAACTCATATCTTATTTTTTTTGATTAATATATTCTTCATATTCTTTGTAATTTTTAGAAACTATTTCAGCTTCTAACTCGTCTAAATTTTGTGTGTTTGAAGGGTTTTTGTGTATATTTACAAATATACTTTCCTCAACGGCGCATATAACTCTTTTAACACCTGGCGTTGAAACAACGTAGCAAGGTGATATAAACTCTTCTTCTTTGTCCTCTGTTATAACAATAATTTTTCCTGTTAATAAAAACCAAGCATGCAAATGATTATGTATAGCACCAACAACAACAGAATCTTTTTTCATACCCATTTGTCTAATATATATTCCATCGGCAAACGAATGTTTTAATGGAAACTCTTCACACCTAACAATGTTTCCTTTGTCACTAATTATATTAACACCATCTGTATTGCTAATTAGCATATTTTCTAACTCTAATATTTTTTTTCTAGAAACTAAACCGTTTGTTGACATAATATAATTTAAGTATATATTATAGTTACACTTTTTATAGTTTATTTACTACTTTCAAAGTAATCAGAGCCAACACTAAACAACTCTGACTTAATATAAGAAGTGTTTACTAGCTTTGCCTCGCTGTAGTAACCTAAAACACCTGTTAGGTTAACCGTGTTGTCTTTAGAAAAGCTTATAAAATCAGAAGAGGTTGGTTGCTGCCCGTTTATAAGGTTTGTTTCACAAATCAAAACCCATTTATTACTTGTATACGCTATAGAAATTATTTTACCTATTTCTACAATTGTTGATTGAGCAGATGTAGCAAAACCAGCTATAGATATTGTTGGGCTAAAGTAAGCAGTATCTCCTACTTGGCATGATACGTTTAAGTCTACTATTAAAGGAAATGTTAGTGTTATTTGTGGCATGTTTTATGATATATTAGTTAGTTCACCAAGTCTAAGCTTGTATTTCACGCTTGCAGCACCAACTGTTGTTACAATAATTGTGCCTTTAACTGTTATTCTATCTTTATTAGTTTTAGCATCAACTTCATGTGCTCTAATAGCAAAACCCGTCATAGAAAACTCCCAGCCAGTAGCATCTCCAGAAGCCACAGCCATTGCTGCAAACGCTAAACCACTAGGATTTTCTGCTAAAGCACTAACAGCTGTAAACACCTCACCTTCATCACCGTCAACAGTAACTTCAAATTCATTACGGTAATTTTGATTAGTTAGTTCTGTAAAATTGTAAACTATATCAGCAGGAGGAGACTGTGTAGTGGCATTAAATGCAAGAGTTCCATTAACAACATTACCAGTGGTTGTGCTTGCTGATAATTCAAAAGCTGTGTCACTAGTTCTTGTTACAACAGTTGCGCCTGATGGTATACCAGTACCAGTTACCGCCATGCCTACTTGTATTTTACCATTGTCATCGTTGTGCGCTATGGTAGGATCGTTGTTATAATCACATGTGGCATCTATAAACTCGTTTGAAAACTCTAAAGTAAACGTTCTGTTTATGTTAGACGTCATTATTGCAATGTTGCCAATCTCTCCATTTTCTATATTTTCAGGTAGCTTTGTGCCAAGAGTACTGCTAATAGTTAAACTGTATATTTTTTTTGTTGAAGCTTGTGGAAATACTATTACGTGAGTTTTGTTACCGCTGCTACCAATTTCTGCGTTTATTTGTGTTGTTGAAGAAGTAAAAGTGTCACTAGATTCATCGTAAGTTAAAAACGTTGAGTCGTCATTCTTAATACTTATAACATAAGAAGCTCCTTCATCTCCAAAAACAGAAATAGTTCTTTCGTCACCTCCAACAGCGTTTAACGCAACAGATTTATTAAAAACAACACTTGATATTGATTTGAAAAAAGTTGTTTGTCTTTTAGAAGTTACTTTAGGAGTTGCTACAACTGCATTGCCTAGCTCTTCACTAGACGTAGATATTGTTTCATTGTTTCTAGGAAACCCAACATTTAAAGGAGCAACTCCATCTTGTGAAGTTTCTTCAAAAGCAATAACATTATAATCATAAAAAAACCCAAGACTAGCGCCTAAAGCTGGATCTAAACCAGAAGTTATAGGGTCAGGTGAAGTGTAGTAGTACTCGTAAGTTCTAGAAGTAAGTTGACCACTATTATTGAAAACCTCTGCCGTTTGTTGTATGTCAAAGTAAGGCAGCCAATCTGCCAAACCGTAAGATGTTAACCACTCTGTTTCATTAATAGAATCAATATAGAAATTATTTGTAGCGGTAAAAACCGTGGACATTATATGAGTGCTAACACCTGCGTCTACTAAGCCATTGGCTTGATTTTCTAAAAATTGAGAGTTAGATGAAGTAGTGACGGTGCCATCAGTCCAAGATGACGGGGCTGTTGATAGCGCTGAAATAGAACTGTATATAGGGCCAATAAAAGTAGTGAGAAGTATTGGGTGCTGTATGTTGTTAGCTGCTGCAGGTTTTCCATCTATGTCTATGTTTAAAGTTAAATTATAAGAAGGCATTACAAAACCATTTACAAAATACACGTAAACCAAAATATTGTTAGTTGGATCTCCTGTTGGTGATCCAGCAACAGTATTAACTAAAACAACATAATCTACTTCGGCTGGCAATGTGTTTATACCGGTAGTTCCAGATGGAAGAAGTGAACTACTAACGCTGTGATAAAAATAACTCACGTATTGAGTTGCACCACTACCAACTGTTGTTGTGCTTGTTGGTGTGAAATTACTTATAGTAAAGTTTTCACTAGCAACAGCGAAACCAGCGTTTGGTGCTATAGTTAAAGTTACGTTGCTTGGCAGTAAACCATTCACAATTGAATCACCGTTTTGTTCGGTAGTTACGCTTGAGCTTATTGTATAGTTTGTTGATGAACTGTGTCCCATAGTTATTTATTAATGATCAGTTGGATCGTCTTGTACTGTTAGAGTAAAGTTGCTAGTGTTTGTTGTTGGTATTAATACTGTGCAAACATCCCAAATAATGTCATCGTTAACACTCATTGCAGAACTAGGCATAGTAAACGATATAGTAAACGTTGCACTAATTAAATTTTGATTAGCGTCATAAACAAGATTTGTTTGCTGCACATTGTAGTTTGTTAAACTAGAATTAGCATTGTTTATAGTTATAGCAAACGATGGTGTAGAGCTAAACATGTAACCAGCGTTAGCAGCAATTACTTTAGTATAAACAGGGTTTATATAAGTTCCAGATATAGTTTCGCCTGAAACATTATTTGTAGTTTGGCTGTTAACAGTGTTAAACGAATTATTTGATATAGTAGTACTTGATGTTGGTGCAGGTATATTTGCCAAAGTATTAGACCAAGTAAAGTCATAGTTTAATTCACTGTCCCAATCTGGACTTGGTTTACAAGGTGATATAATGTCTTGCCACATAAATCTAATTGTAGTTGGTTGTTCAATAAGTATACAGCTACCGTTATCAATAGTTGCTAGTGAGTTGTAATTAAGAGCTGAAGAATTAGTACATCCGTAAACAGGTGATGGACCGTTGTGAGAAATTGACTCAGCCATACCAATACCTTGGTAAGAAAACTCTTTACTATCAAGATTACTAAGCGTTGTAGCTTCTCCGTATATATAATTAAACCATTTACCTTCTTTGTCCATAAACTCTTTAACTCTTCCTGTCTGCAGATCAGTTGTTAAAGAATCTACGTACCATCCTTTTTTAGCGTCTAAGTTGTAAAATTCTCCATCATTATAACTAACACCTCCAACTGTTACTGTTTGAAATAAGTCAATTTTTGATTGCGTTCCTTCATAGTTTAAAGTGTTAAATCTTTTAACAGAACCTGGTTGTTCGTTTAAAACCACAGTTACACTTGAAAATGCACTGTTAAGATCTGTTGCGGAGATTCCATAAAAGTTATTTATTTCTTGGTTATTATGGTGAAGATATATATTGCCTTTTTTAAAAGTATAATACTCGTTGTCTAAACTTAAACCGCTTTCTGGAATAAAAGATTTAAAAGAAGTCCATCCGTTTGATGTTTCACTAAAACTAACTGTTGAATTTATTTTAGGCGTGTAAGTTACCTCTGCACTTGTAAAGCCGTCTGTAGTAGTTCCTCTATCATGTAACGTTAAATTATATAGGTTTTTTCTTTTATCATAACTACCTATTAAGTCGGTTGCTAAGTGTAAATTGTCTCTAAAGTAATCTTTCATACCTTGAGAAGACACAACCGTTAAACCATCTTTTGATAATCTTAAAACCGCGCCTCTAGCTTGGTCAGCAAAATAAACTCTAAAGTTTTCTTGAGCAAAAGATTCTGGGTGATTTGATATACCATACTCACCACTATAAGGTTCTGCAGTTCCTAAAACTCTATTTGTTGAAACCAAGTTTACATTACCATCGGCATTGTATAAAGCGTCTTTTTTTGAATATATTTTTAAAACTTTATCTTCACAAAAAGCTATAATGTTATTGTTTCTAGTAAATAGCTTTTGTATAGCTCCATATTGATTGTTTAAATCTTTAGTTATACCATTTGAACTTATAAATTGATTTAAATTGTTAACGCTATTTTTACCGTTATAAATACCTGAAAATATTAATCCAGAAGATCTTTTTTCTTCTTTGTATTGTCCAGATAAAACTGTAGATGCTTTAACACCTTTACCTAAAGTTGTTTGGTTAAAATCATCTCTTATTCTATCGGATTCTATTCCTTGAGGAAAAGCAAAACAGTTGCTGTACTCAAGAGTCATTTTTTGATTACTAACATCTTCGTAAAAAGAAATGCTAGTAGCAACGTAAGATCCACTTGAATTAATTGTTGAGGCTGTTATTTCTTTTAACATTGCTCTAACTTTACCACCATCAGCTCTTGTAAATGTAATTATTTCATTTTGAACAAGACCAGTTATTGTTCCTGTTAAAGTAACAATATTGTCACTCCAACTTAAAATGGCACAAGAAGCTGAAACAACAGCTACAGAAGACGAGCTATCTATAGATACTGCTGAACCTATTGAAGCAAACATTTCATTTGTGTTTGAATTTAATCTTGTAGGAAAAGTTACGCTAGCCTCGTAGTAAACATCCAAACCAACATCTTCTCTTGGTTCTGTTTCAAAAACAGCTGGATTTGTAGTTGAAAACTCTCCAGACTCGTCAGAATGATTTCTAATTAATTCTATTAAAGAATTTTGCTTACCGTCATGTTTTATATCTAAAGGGTAAAATCCACTAGAAGTTCTTTGTATTGGCGGGTCAACTTTTAAACTCCATTTGTCTCTAAAAGATCTTCCGTTCCATCTTTTAGATGTAAAAATACTAGAAGTTGGAGATAAAGTTGTAAAATTTCTAATACCAGACTCATGTTTATAATCTAAAATCGTATATGCTGTTTCATCAGGATCACTTGCAAACCTAAATACGGTACCTATTGCAAAAAATTCTTTAGAAAAACTATAATCTTCAGGCTGAATATCTCTTCCATGTGTGCTCCATAAAGTTGGAACTCCATCTATACTTTTAGGCCTGTATACTTCGTCATTAAAACCAACCCAAGATATATCTATTCTTGTTCCAGGCACTTCGTTGTTGTGGTAATATATACCTTTTGAAGCGGTTGCAATTATTCCTGAAGATCCGTAACCACTCATATGCTGGCCGTGTTTTTCAACCAAAGTCTTTCCTCCAAGCGCCACAGAGTAATCTCCCCACTGTTTGTTTGCGTGAGTACCATTTCCAAGATTTGATATATCGTAATTAGTAGTGTCGTCGTCTATAAAAAAGCCACTGCCGTTACCGTTTCTGTTTTCCATTATAAAACCATTCCAGTAATCATAACCTTCATTGTTGTTTTTATAAATTTCATCAAAGTCTTTATTAGCAAAGCCTATCCAATCGTATTGGTAGTTAGCGTGTCCACTGGCTTGGTTAGCGTATCCAGGGTGTTGATCAACAGCTTTTATATATCTTACGTTTCTTGCTGAATAAGTAACTTTTTTTTCATCAGCAGTTTTACCAATAATTTTTTCTCTAACAATTGTATCATGCTCTATTTTAACAAAAAATCTTCCGTCAAAAAATGGTTTGTTTTCTACAGGGTACACTATAAGCTCTATACGTAAACCAGAAATTCTATTAGCGTAAGTACCGTCAGTGGTTGTAAATTCAACGTCATCACCAAAAGGCTTGTCTAGTTCAAAATGATAATTACCACCTTGCCCAGTGTTGGTGATAGAGTTTACTTGATACTCAACACTTGATTTGCTTGTGCTATGTATTTTTAAATACAAATCATCTTTAAGGTGAGGTGATTTTGCGTTTACAGTACCACTAGCGTCTATATCTACTAAGTTACTGTCGTTAAGAGCTCCGTAAGGTATTTCTAAATAGTTAAAGCCTGGAAAAGGAAATCCATCACCACCGTTTCCTATATGTGTTTTATCCGAGTTGTCTTGCATAAAACCTAAAGACCTTCTATTTCTTTTAATAAAATCTGGAGCTTCGTTGTCTATAGCAAGTATTTTAAATCTAGCTAACTCATCTTGAACTGCCGCAGAACTATCGTGTTGTTTTTTTAATATTAAAAAAGTTTGTTCGTCAACTTTGTTTCTTTCAGAGGAAGGAAAAGAAATCCAAATATTTCCATCTTCAGCGTTGAACCATCTGTCCATTGCTAGGTTGTAGTATTCGTTTGAAGGTTCTTTAACATAAAACTTAAAGCTTTCAGCCCAAGTTGGTGGTGTATTTAAAGCTCTTGCTTCTATTTGTGTGTTGTTATTACAAAAAACTTTATCAACTTTAACAAAACCTTTATCTGCACCAACTAAAACAGGAGTTTCTCTACCGTATTTGTCTAAATAAACAATACCAACTTGATAATTACGTATAGATTTAACTGATTTTCTACCAGAATCAATATACCTATCAAAAGAACCAACGTTTAGCGATGTTTGAATTTCAACAGCTGTGTCGTAATTGTAATTCTCAGTATAGTTACCATAAAGCAATCTGTTAGCTGCTATTTCTTGAGATTTAGCTTTTTTAGGCACCGCATCAAACGGTCTTAAAAATTGATCAGAAGGAAGAACCGCATGTATCATTTCACTGTCAATACTTATCTCACCTCTATCATATTGATTGTTGTAAACGTCGGGCCAAACAGGATGCGGGTCTGTGTTTTTAATTGTTTTTACAGTGTATATATTAGTTGAATTTGACTCTTTATATAAAATATCTATTTCAACTACATCAGCAAGCCTAGCTCCAACGTTGTCACCTTCTATACCTGGCTCTGGTGCATATTTTTTTAATTTTAATTCTTTCAAGTCGTTGGACATACCAAGGTTATAGCCTTTTTTAGGTTCGTAATCAAAAGCTCCTGGTAAAAAAGCAACTTCAGACCAAGGTGAAAAAGCCGAATACTCTCCGTCTGTATACTTGTATCTATAACCAAACTTAGGGAACTTAAACTCAAATATAGATTTTTCTTGCTGTAGCAGACAAAAGAAATTTTCTCCACTTGCACTGTAAAGTAGTTCTGTACTTATTGATAATATTTCTATTTCAAATAAACCTAAAAATAAGTTGTTACGATTATGTCCTTGTGGTACTTGGGTTATTCTAGCTCTAACCTCGTGATCTGTAAACTCTGTTGGCACAGCAGAAGTTTCATTTGTAAATATTAAAACATCACCAATTCTATAGTCTGGTGCTTGATTAAATGTAAGCAGCAAGGTTGTTCCTGCTGCAAAAGATGGGCCTGTTGAAGAAGGGAAAAATTGTATTGTGGTTTGAGCGTCGATTCTATTAGATACTCCGGTAATAGAATTTGTTCTTATAAAAGAAGTTCTTGACATGTCTAGCTCTAGCGGAGTTTGAGGCGCTGTTTTAAGAACTGTTAAGTGTTTTTCCTCTGTAAATATAGGATAATTTTGTAATCTGTTTGTTGCAACAGCGTAACCTGAAGCGGTAGTGGCATTATGTATAACTAATCTAGTGTGGTAGTTAAAGTTATTTCCACCAAAAACAAGGTTTGGACTAGAATTTATAGTTACAGAACCTCCAGTACCTCTAAAAGATCTATTTATATTTATTTTTTTAGGCTCTGAGTTACCATCAGTCCAAAATAGCATATCGTCAACAATGTTTATACCCGTTACAAGATAGTCTCTATTAAAGTTTAACGTTCTGTCAATTAAAAATGTAATAGTTTCTGAAACTAAAGTTTGCAAAGCTTTGTTTAATGTTATCTTCCACCCAGTAGTTGCAGAGTCGTAAGCAATGTTTACAACGTAATAATTATCAGAAGCAGTTACGTTGACACTATTAAAAGTTCCTACTATTTGCATGCCTTTTCTAATACCAGTTTGATTGTCAGTGCTGCTTCCACTCCCTAAAGGTATATATAAATACTTAACAGCACTACCACTTGCTGTTCCAATTTTATTAATAACTTTATATATATCAACAAACACGTATTTAACAGCATCTAATTTTGCGTCGTATTCAACAATCATGTCTCTAGTCACACCAGTCTTTGCGGTGTGCTTAGGATCGTTGTAAAGCATCCAATATATTTTATTTGTAGTTGTGTTTGCTATAGAACCTACTGTGAAAGATTTTGATAGGCTAGTGGCTGATTTTGAAGTATTTCCTAAAGTAGTTTGCACAGCACCAATATTAGAATCTTCTGAAGCTGAAACTTCAATGTTCATAGCATCTCTGTACTCACCGTTAGGAACTAATCTTTCATCCAGGTCTTTGTTCATTTTACCTGCACGAAAATCGTGTTTTAACTCAGCCATATTTTAGTGTTTGATTTGTTTAGATTTACCTCTCATTACCTGAGCGATTTCTTCTAATTTTATATTTGATAGTCTTAATTTAGCTTGTCTTGTTGCTGCGAACTTTTCTTTTTTAAACCTTCTAACAACGTGCTCTTGAATTGTAGGTGAAGTTGACACTATAGAGTAAGCTATAAATTTATACATAGCTTCTTCAGCAAACTTATGCACAACTTGATCTCCATCTGTACCTAAATTATCACTAACATATTTCAAAGTAACTGTTTTTCCATTAATATTAGAGCTAAAATGTATGTAACCGTCAACATTGTCTATAAAAAAACTACCATTCATCTGTGCTTGTTGTGGAGACAAACCAAATCTACCACTATGAATATTATCAATAGCATCTGTATCAGAGTCAAGATTTGAAAGCTCGCTAGGAGAGTTTGATTTAAACGCAGCCCAAGTGTCTGACTCGGCTTGATACTGAAGTTCATTGTTGCTTAGAGTATAAGAACCATCGGCTGCTTGTACTATAGCTTTAGGATTGCTAGTGTGCTGCGCTGGATACAAAACTCGCTCTACACCTCTTCCATCAACCCAAGTTAATTTAACATAGTTAACGTAATCTTGAGGTAGCATCATTTTTAAAGATGGTGGTACTTCTATTTCTTGGGATTTTTTAGATCTCAAAGTATCATAGCTTAACTCAGCTAAAGCTCTTTGAGCATAAAAAGCAACGTCTGTTCTTTTTACTTTACCTATTAATTTATTTTCTCCAACGTAAGCAATTAAAAAATTATTAATTATGTCGTTAAGAGAAGTGTATTGGTAACCTCCAAGATTTCCACTTGATTGATAAGCTGATTGAGTTTGATTGTCTAGTAATCCCATTTATTATTGTTTTTCTTGTTGTTGGTTTTTAGCCTCCATGTTAGACGCTACTTGTACTAAACCTACTTTGTTTATAGTTATACCTGCTAGCTCTAATATGTTTATCACCAAACTTTCTTCTTCTGAATCATGAAGCTCAAAATCAACAGAAAGATTAGAATTGTGTAATGCTTTTTCATTAACCACAACATAAGCCCACTCTACTTTTGCTGGTTTTTTAATATAGTTGACACTAACGTTATCCATACGGTTACTTGCAGACATAGTTGTTGGATATATTTCTATTGTCAATGTTGGGCTATTTGCGGCTCTTACATACACTGGTCTTGTTAATGTTGGTGCTGTTAAATTAGAGTTTAATAATAAATTTATTTCGTTAGTGTTAACTTTTTCAACAACAACAGCAGTGTCATAGCTGTTACCAAACTGTAATTGACCTAATCTATAAAGATCAAGTGGTAGTTGTGCTGAATTACTATTTACAGTAGCTAATTCTTGACCCCATTTTTCAAACAAACTTATTTTTTCTTCTAATATGCTTATCATGTCAGAATAAACAGTACTGTTTCCTTTTTGTGTGGCTTGAAACTGATGTATATCGTAAAAGTATTGCTCAAATATATTCATCTGAGCCTGATTGGCGTGAAGATTAAACTCTTGTGGAGTTATATAACCTCTTTGCTCTTTGTTAGCTAAAGCTAAAACTCTTTGATATACTGTATCTATGTTTACCGCCATATTTCTTTTTGTTTTGTAGTTTGCAATCGCCCCGAAGAGCGACTGCTTCTACAAGGTTTTTACTTTAATTGTTTTTCTATGTTTGCATATATATCCATACCTTCATCAGTTTTAAACCAAGCTGCTAAAGCTGAATATGGATGTTCATCAAACGGTACATTCATTAGTTTTCTATCGTTAGATCCCCAAATAAACGTTCTTTGGTCTGCTGATAGTTTTAATATTCCCATTTCTGTTGCTTTAATACCAAAGTTTCTAAGAACAACATTTTCATCGCCAACTAACTCTAAGAATAATCCAGGATTTCTTTTAGCATATAATAGTAAATCTCTCTTAAGTTCTTTAGAACTCATCTCTGATACTTTAGAACCAACCTCAACACGCATTATTGCTTCTGCCATATCAATGTCCATGTTCATAGCTTCGTTTAAAGCTTCTATTTCTGTTTCTAAAAACGCTACTTGATCAACAGCAATATCTTGAGGCTTGTGTTCATAATAAACCTGCCCTTTATGTGGATGGTATAAAGAAAGCAGTTGTTGTAAAACTGTTTTTTCTCTTTCTACAAATAAAACACCATCTCTAAATATAACGTGATCTGGTCTTTTGTCTCCTTTCATTTCGTCTACAAAATTTGTTCTTTGATTAGTTGTACATTTTAACTCTCTTTCAAAGCCTTTTTCTTCATCAAAATAATAAATGTTTGATGTTTTTAAAACATAAGACAAAGGTTTTATTTCTCCTGATAGCTTATACAGTCTGTCTTTTATTTCCCAAGTTGGTTTTTTAGGTTCAACTTTTACTTTTGGTTTTGGTGTTTCCATTACCGGTGCTACGTTTTCTATATGCTCATCTCCAGGATCTCCCTGGTATGAAGCTTTTGTTTTTGCTTTTTTAGCCATAATATAATATAATATAAATTAATAAAAATAAAAGGACCGAGGCCGAAGCCCCGGTTCTTTAATATAAATAATGCTTATTTCATCATCATGAAATTGTTAGCACCTTGTACAATAAGACATCTTTCTGATAAGAAGTGTATTCCCATCTTGTCAATATCAGTAGTAGCAGCTCCAACAGATCCAGTAGTCCAAGTTTTCATTTTTCTACTTTCTAAATTAGAAGCTCTATATCTAACATGTAAGAATGGTCTTTTTAGGTTTTTACCTAATTGTTGATCGTAAACAGAAGATACACCAGCTGGGATAATAACACCTCTAACAGCTCCAACAGTGTCTTTATCATTGATAGATCCTCTAGTTCCTTTGTCGTTTAGATATTTCCAGTCAGACTTGTAAAAATCGTAAGAACCTCTTCTAAAACCAGAGAAACCTAAATTTAAAGCCATGTCTTCTGAATTGTCAAATACACCAAAAGAACTACCACCAGCGTAACCACCGTTAATAGCAGCCAACATATCGTCAAAAGCAAGTGATGTTTTTCTGTTTAAGAATAACATATTTTCTTCAATAGAACCTTGCTTGTCAAATTCAGCTAGTATTAAATCAAACTCAGCTAAATCAGTAGTAGTATCAGTTCCATCAACTCCAGTAGTAATATTACCTCTATTTTCAATAGCAGCAAACATACCTTCAGTACCTACCGCTTGATCGGCTACAGCACCCATGTGAGAACTACTGTCTATAACGTTATCGTTAGAACCTTTAACTGATTCAATCATTGACATTTCTAAGTAGTCGTTAAAACGAGCTCTAGTATCACCTTCAGCTTTTAAGTACCATAAGTAACCATTTTGTCCTTGCTCGCCTGAAACTTCAACCCAACCGATTTTAGATGTATCAGAACCTGACACTTCGTAGTAATCTTTAATTATAATTGGCTTGTTGCTGTAAGATTTGAAAGAAGGCTCATTAGCTGTAGTTTGACCAGCAGTTCCTTTTGCATATTCAGAACCATAAACCATAATAACGGCAGTATCTCCATCAGCCATACCAATCCTAGTATCAGCTAAGTCATTAGAGTTATAAGGAGCAACAGTTAATGTGTTAATTGCAGTAGCAGCCAAGTCCACAGTAACCATACCTTTAACAGTTTTAGTTGCTGTTGATAAAATAACCGTATCACCAACTCTAATACCGTGAGACCCATTAGCGTAAACAGCGTTAGTGTCAATATGATCGTTAATTGTTATTAAATTACTTGCAGCAGTTGTAACTGTACATGTGTAAGTCAAGTGTAATCTACCTTGTTCAGACCATACAACTTGATCAGCTGCCATGCTCTCTTCAGCTCCTACTTGTGAAAGAAATCCTGAAATTGTTCTGTTACCGAAAACTTCAGCTTCTTTTTCCATAAGATCTGGTAAATATTGTTGAGCCCACGTTGTATCCGTAGTACCCGTAAAATCTAGATAGTTTGTATTTAACGTCGCTTTTATTGAAGCTGGTGTTAAATTTAAACTACCTCCTGGTGTTAATGCCATTTGTTTTTATTTTTAAATTTATTATTTATTTTTGTTTTTGAACTTAAACTTAAAGTTAGGCGCTCCATCGTCTAGTGCTCTTACCTTTAAACCATCCGTTTCACTTGTATTGAATGATTGTCTAGGTGCCATGCTTACGTTTTTAGATCTAGCAACACTGCTTTTTAAAGCATCTGCTTTACCTTGCTCGTAAAAATGACTTGCAAGAGCGTCTGGATTCATAGCTGCGTATAAGGATTTATGATAACCTTTAGCATCACTCATTAAACCATTCTCTTTATTAGTGAATTTAGAAACAAAATTGTTAATATCACTTTGAGAAGTTTTAACTTGTTCAACATTTTTTACATTAAATCTAAACGTTTTATCTGAAACCTTGAAGTCAAAACCTTTGAATTCATTTCCAAATACGTCATTTGTTTTTTGTAAAAATACAGATTTACCTTTTTCGGCAACTTTGTTGTTTGCTTCCGACTCTTCGTTGTAGTTGTTAAAGAAACTTATAGCATCTTGTTGATCTGGCGTTAGCCTTGATCCAGCTTTTATTTCTTCATAGTATTTGGACTTTTGCCCGTCCAGGTGGCGAGTAGCATTGGCAACTTGCTCTTTTAATGCTAATTTTTTTCTTTTTATTTCTCTTTCGTTGTCACTTTCTTCATCATAAGAAAATTGATCTTCCATTAAGAAACTAATTTCTTCACTATCTAAATGAGGTTTTGTTTGTTGGTAAAACTCTCTTAACAATGTATCATTGTCTAATTTAGAATAGTCTTGATTAATATTTACATAATCTTCTAAAGTACCACCAGTTTCTTGCATAAAATCTACAGCTTTTTGTAAATTTTCAGGCAAAGGTGTTCCAGTCTCTTGCTTTTCTATGGTAGCGTCTATTAAGTTTTCAGTTAAAGTTTCTGCTTCGTCTTTAACTTCTTCATTAGTTACATCTACTAATACTGGACCTTCTTCTTGTGTTTGTTCTTGCGGTTGTACTTCTTCTTGTTTTTCTGTGGGCTCGGCATTATCAGGCTCTGCAACCACTCCCTTGTCGTCAAGGTTATCTTCTTTAATTTCATCGGTTGTTGGTGTTTGTGGTTTGTTTAAATCTACTTTGTAATCTTCTTCTGGAGTAAATTTTTTAATTTTCTTTTTTATTTTTATCTTGTCAACTTTATCGTCAACAATAGGTTGTTGCTTTGTAGTTTCTTCAACTACTTCGTTTTTTTCTTCCATAATATAATATAATAATAGTTAATAATTTTTAAATACCTAAACCGCCTAAGTTATCATTACTTGCTTGCTCAAAGTTTTTAGGTGGTTTTTGGTTATTTCTTTGATCAATCATCTCACTTTGTTGAGTTGCTTGAATTTTTGTTCTTTGGTCTTTACGATCTTCTTTGCTAGAGTCTTTTGAATTTGTAACTTCAGTCTCCATTCTCTTCAATTGCATGTTAAGTTTAAACTCATGGTCCATCAAGTCTTTCTTTATAGCCGCTTCTTGCTCTAAAGCTTTAGATGCTAAACCTGCTTTAGCTTCTTCAAGCTGCATTTGACTCATTGTAACAGCTTCGTTTTTCTTAACCTCCATCATTGCAGCTGCATTTTGAGCATTGATATTTGCTTCTGATTGTGCTTGTATGTTTTCTTGCTGTATTTTTTGGTCTTCTAGTTTTTTCTTTTTACGTCTTATTTTTAATAATTGATTAGCTAACTTAACGTTTTTAATTTCTCTAAGATCTATTGCGTCCTCTAAATCTATAGCTTGTTGAGCAACTGCAGCTTGTATGTTGTTTTCTAGCATTGCTTTTTGTTCATCATCAGGACTTAGTTCTATAAATATACCAAAATCATATAAGTAAAGTTCTGACATTTCTTTTAACGTTGCTACATTGTGAGCGCCAACTTGTTGTATAAAAGCGTTTTTTGTTGGTGAGTATTCTAGAATGTCTGATATTCTTAATGACAAACAGTTACAAACTTCTTTTGTTAAAAACAATCCTGACTGTAATATGTGCCTTGTTGCTGTGTTTGAATTAGCAGCTGCAAGTTTTTGTACTCCAACTAAAGCGTTTTTATCAGGTGTACTACCGTCTCTAGCTTCATTTAAACCAGTTACATCTCTTATCATTTGTAGATAATAGTTGTAAGTTTGTATTAAACTTTGCATTTTACCACTACCAGATCCTGATTGTATTTCTTGTATAGGTATTTTACCTGGATTCATATCACCTTCAGAAGTAAAACTTCTACCAATAACAGATCCTGTTTGAAAGAACATGTTCAGTGCTTCTTGAGGATTGTAGTTTGTTCCATTACCTAAATCTATTTCAGCCAAACCATCAGCATCTAAATAAATACCATCTGGTACCATGCGTGACAGTACTTGTTGTAGTTTTAAGTGAGTCAACTGTATCATATCAGCAAAACCAGTTATTCTACCAACTAATGACTCTATGTTTCCATTGTAAATTCTTGGAGCAGTAATAGCGTAATTCATTTTTACTTTTGTAAAATCACTTTTAGGACGCATCATGTTTTTAGACATTTCCCATTGAAGTAATTTTTCACTACCTAATATCATAGCTCCTTCATACAAACACTCTACTGATCTTTCTAGTTTTTCGTAATCTCCATCTAAGTTTTGAGGAGGATTAAATGTATCGTTTTTTTCTATAGCTTTTTCACCACCAGCACCAGTTTGTTTTACTTTATAAACCTCGTTCATATAGGTTTTATAATTAAAATATAAAACTTGAACTTTATTATTATCTTCTTCGTTTAAATTATGGTTAGTGTTGTGATAGTTAGTTTTGTGATGGTTTTTGTTTTTAACTATATCTTTTAAATCTTCTTGGGAAAGTTTAGGGAATTGTTTTACTAATTCATTTATAGGTATCATTTTTACTTCACCTACATAATATATGTCATCAAAATAAGGTGACTCAGTATAAGAATATACTAAATCTGCTGGATCAACATAGTCAATAGTTACTCCTTCAGATGTATTAAAGTTTGTTTTAACAGCACCAATACCTAGTACAGCCAAATCGTAATAAAATCTTTTCTTTGTTAATTCGTAATCATTACCTTCTAGCAAAACATTTAAAGCTTGTTCTTCTGCTATTTCAACAGCCTGCTTATATGTTAAAGACATATGTAAATCTAACTCTTCTTTTGAATCTGGCAATTCTTCTTTGTCATTATTAAGTAAAGACATACCAAACGCTTGTTCAGCAAATTCACTAATTTTTTTAGTTCTCATGTCATTCAATAAAGAATCCATGTATTCAGTTCTTTTACTAACTCCAAAAGGATCTTGAGAATAAGCTCTTACATCATAAGTTCTGTCTGCAATACCATTCACAACAATATCAACAAACTTAGGTATTATTGGTACTGGTTTCCAGTCTAAATTAAGATAAGATAAATCACCATTTATAGATAGTTCATCTTTGTATTTCTGTATAGGTTGTTCTCCTCTAGCGTACAATCTTAATTTGTGAAAATTAGTTTGATTTGTTCTTGCTCTGTTAGAACCTCTATCTGAATAAAACCATTCATTCTCAATAGCTTTAGCAACTTTTAAGCCATAATCATAGCTCATTTTCTCCAAATCACTAACGACTTGGCTTGGGAAATAATTGTTCATAAACGACTCAGCCATATTTATTCTTTGATTAATTTAGATGCATTGCCGTTATTTGAATACTTAGCAATACTTATATTTAGTTTTGGTTTTTCTACAGTTGCGTTTGGCGCGTATAAATGCCTGTTGTTAGCCATGATAGCTAGACCAGAGCTAATAGACGCATCGTGCTTTGTTCTTTTATTTATATCAAATCTTGACCAATCATTTAACAACTCATTAAAGTAACAGTCTCCAAATGATCCGTCTTGCCTTATGCCAACGTGGCTTTGAATATACATCTCAATAGCGGCAGCATGAGCTTGTTTTATATCCTCACTTGAGTTAGGTATTCCACCAACTTCTTTTTCAGCCACAGATAGTTTGTTCCATATTTTATCAGGTCTGTTCATGCTAAAACCTCTATAACCTCGTCTTCTAAAGTAGTACAACAAACGAGGTTTGTTATTCTCTGCTAGTATTGGCATTCCATAAAACACACAAGCCATTAACACATCTTCAAAAAATATTTCAGCGGTTTGTGGTCTTGCAAGATATTCTAAGAAAAAACTATTAGCCGGGGCGTCTTCCATAGAAAATTTAGTTAATCCATGTAGTGCACCTTTAGATCCTTTACCATCTACTGTTCCTGATATATCATAGCTATCACAACCAAAAGCCCCCATGTGTTCGTTGCCCGGATGTTTGATTCCGTTTTTTATTACAACTTTGTTTTGAATATGTGTTGGTGGCACCCAGCTTACTTTAAATCTACCTTTTTTATCTGGATAAAATATAACAGTAGAATCTTTTATACCGTTAACCCACTGAAAATTACCTTGAGTTATTCCTAAAGTTCTAGTCATTTCTTCGTTGTAATCTATTTGCTCGTATATTTTGACTAGGTTAAATATACTTCCAGCAGCTTCATCTCTAAATGCATGCTCTGTTGTTCTTGGAAACTGTCGGTAAAATTCATTTAAAGCATCTTGATCTCCTTTTAAACCATCGGCTTCATTCTGCCAGTTCTCTACAACTCCTATGTCTATTAACTCTCCGTGTGGATCGAAGACATCATGGTCCGGATTATCAAAGACTGGAATTCCGTGTTCATCAATGAATCCTTCATAATTCCATTCCATTGGAATAAAAAGAGAGTATAAACCAGACGCTGTTTGTCCATTACGATTTCTTTTCGTGACGTCTGAAGCATTGTATAATTTTTTAAAGTTCTCACCTCCTTTGTCTAAAGAGTTTGACGTTGATCCCATCATACACTTACCTATAATTCTACTACCTAGTCTAAGGCATGTCTTTGTAACTCTCCAGTTGTTTAAGATATTGTCTGGTCTTTCCCACTTACCACTTTCATCATGAACTAGTAGTTTTAGTTTTTCACCATCATAACTATTATCACCTGTATTCTTCCAATCTATAGTTGTATCAAGACCTTCTATTTCTTCAAGCTTCTCGTTTGTTGTGATTTTCTTTCTAGTAAACTTAGACGCAGGTACTCTATAGGCAAGTTCGGATTTAGGCCGATCCATACCATCTTGAATAGGACTAAAGAAAAACGGGTAGTTAATTGATATAGGTACAATCTTGTCGGTAAACATTTTCTTAGCATCTGATCCTGTTTTAGATAACACACCAAATCTTGCATCTGTAGATATTGTAGCTTGATTAACTGTTTCTGCTGATGACATAAAAGAAAATCCAGATCTTCTGTTTTTAAGATAACACATACCGTAGCATCTCTTATCTGCTTTGCACGCTTCCCAGAATATATAGAACAATCTATTAGCTTCTCTAAAGTCTGGTGCACCTACATCAATCTTACTCCATTGCAAGTACATGTAATGAGTGCCAGTAATATAGGTATCCGTCCCATTATTATTGAACCAAAAACCTTCATCTCTTCGTTTAAATTCCTCGTCAATATAGTCGTGCCATTGTTCTTTGTTTTCTTCTGGATAAGCTTTCCAGTCAAATATACTTTTAAGTCTTGATAATGCTTTAGGATATTCAAACTGCTTCCATTTTTTTTCTTTACTAGCATATACGTTGGTAGTTTTAGGTAAAGCTATTTTAAAATTTTGTATTTCGTATATATCACCTATTTGACCGGTTCTGCTAATAACAACAATATCATGTTCTTTATTATAGCCATACACCCATTTCTTACCTTTGTTAAGTCTACTTATAGTAGTTTTCTTAATAGGTTCAACAATCTTATATAAGCTTTGCTCGTACATTATTTAGACCTTCCTTCTGCAAAACCTTTAAATGCTTTCTTCTCTACTTCTTTAGGTTTGTTGTTCAACAAGTCTTCTTCTTCTTGTATTCTGTTTAATATTTCAAATGCATCAAATATAGCTAGTTTTTTAGTTGCTGCAGCATTTTTTAATTTGTCTGCAGATAAATCATCATCTGAATCAACAATAGCTTCTTTGGCAACTTTAATAAGTTCTTCTACAGCTTTATGCCCAGCTTGGATTATACTCTTCTTCGTTTCCTTGATATTCATATTTGATTGTAATTAAATTAGATAAAACTCTATATAATTTTTGACCATCAATAATAAATTCGTATTCAGAACCTGGTCTAAAACCTATTAAATCACCTTTGTTAACAGTGCCATCGGTGTATTCAACTATAGCGGTTAAAGGTTTTTCTTTATCCATACTATAATTATTTTCAGAAACTATTGGTTTTACAAAGCAATAACCTTTTTGCGCTTTCCAAACATTGTTTGTTTTATATAAAAATATTTGATCATTAGAAATTAAATAAGTTTGCTCGTCGAAATAACTTCTACTATTTTTTTCTTCACCTTTAACGTTGTGCCATCTTCTAAAAACGTTGTGATGAACAATAACTTTGTCTCCTATTTTTATGTCAGTGCTACCAACACTTGGTATTGCTTTTACTATAGCTTCTCTATTTACATATTGATGATTAAATATCTCAGTATTAATGATAAGTTCTTTTTCACCTATTTTTTTAGTATTATTATATCTAGAATTAACAGGTGTCACAACAAAGTTGTAAACACTTTTCATTAGTAGTTTAAATTATACTCTACCGAAACTGCCATGTTTTTATTAAAATCTTTCCATGGAATAACATCTTTGTTTTTCTTTATATATATAGAAAACTTATAATCTTCTTCTATTATATTGCAAATAGTATGACCACCATACACTTCTTGCCCCACGGCATAGTGCATGGCGTCATTCTTATAGTCTTTTCCTATACTAATCTTTCGTATCAGCTTCGACATCTTCTCTCACGTTTATTGTTCCATCCTGTATGTTTACATCTACTTTTCCATAAGCTGCTTCTAACTCACCCTGAAGTTTCATTAGATCAGTTCTCATTAGAGATAGATCATGAAGCACCATATGTTTCTGTGTTTCAATTTGACCAACTCTAGTAGTTGCACCATTCATTGAGCTTACAATTTCTTGTAAAGATTTTAATTCGTCTTCTGTTACTTTTAATACTTCTTCTTTTTTAGCCATTTTATTTAATTTAAGTTAATTTAATTTATAGAGATACTTCAAGCGCCTCTATTTGCGCTTTTTGTTCTGCAGTTAATGCGTTTACAAATGCGCTGTGTTGCATCTTAAGAGCTAAGTGTCTTTCGTTTCTACCTAACGTAGCAGTTTGCTCGTCAGTAGGATCAGCTTCTGTTCTTAAAGATACTACTATAGCGTAAGAGTCCATTGAAGCTGGTACATCTGCCGCGTAATTGTGTTCTACCATTTTTTTTGTTTTTAATTGTTATTATATAATTACTTGTTTTCTAGCTGTTTTACTTATTAGTTCCAAGGACTAGCTACGCTTCCAGAACAAAGAATTGTACCTTCAACAAACCAAAGGTCTACTGCTATGTTTGTGCATTTAATGTAAGAACCTTTTATACCACCTTGAGTACTACCATTCATTTGTATTTCTACATAATCATCACCAATTAAAGCAGGGTCAGCAGAGATAGCATCGCTACTGTCTGTAGCTATTCTCATTAAATTTCCTATAAATCTTTCATTAGAATCGTCTGTTAAAGTAATTTGATGCCTGTTACTAGTTGCTGTTGCAGTAGTTATAAACTCATAGCTTTTACCTATTTGTGATCCATCACCAGAATCTGGTAGAGTTACAACAGCTCCATCTGCGTCACTAAAGTTAAATATACTGTTAGGAAAAGCAGCGGCAGCAGCTACATTTGCGCTTGCTGCTATAACAGGTTGTTTTAATCCATGAACCAAAGCACTTGTTGTAGCTGTTGTACCAACTACTGTTGTATTATCAACACCTACAGCAGAAGCTGCAGCAATAGCACCTATTATAATATTGTTATCACCAGTAGTAAGAGCATCACCAGCTTGACTACCAATTAAAGTATTATTAGCGCCTGTTGTTACTGCAAAACCAGATGCGTACCCTAAAGCTGTATTACTATTATTACCATCGTTATCTAAAACAGATAAAGCACTCCAACCAATTGCAGTATTTCTTGATTCACTACCGTTTGCAGCCCCTAAAGCACCGTGACCCATAATAACGTTTCTTTCACCTGTTAGTAAAGCATCACCAGTGTTACCACCTATTAAAACATTTTGAACACCTGTTGACACTAGATTACCGGCTGAATACCCAACGGCCACATTGTAAGCATCGCCATTAAAATTTTGACTAGCTAAAGTGGCTCTACCAACTGCAACACTTTTACTACCAGTATCTTCCCCTGATAAAGCTTGATAACCTAAAGCTACATTTCCAGTACCAGTTGTAAAAGCGTCACCAGCAAGTGAACCCATTATAACGTTTTGAATACCTGTTGTCATTGCACTACCAGCATCGCTACCAACAGCCGTGTTATGTCCTTGATGTCCAGAATTAAGAAGCTGTAAAGCGGAAGCTCCAATAGCTGTATTTTTACCACGATTAGTTTCAGTTGTTAAAGCATTCTTACCTACAGCTGTATTATGAGTACCAGTTGTCAAAGCATCACCAGCGTTAGCCCCCACAAGTGTGTTCTCCGTACCTGAAGTTAAAGCAAGACCAGCTGAATAACCAACAGCAACATTGCTATCTCCGGTTGTAACGCCTGCTCCCATACTTAAACTACCAAGTGAAGTATTAAATTCTCCAGTTGAAGCATTAAGTTGTGAACTATTACCTACAGCAGTGTTATGCCCGTTACCGTCTCCATCTTCATAACTCTCTAACGCACTAGAACCAATCGCTGTATTGAAATCACCATCTACAGAACTAC